CTTAACGTAACTCTTAATAAAATATACCGGATCTTCCATACACTTGGCAATTTCAACTAATTGCTCCTGTGTATAGGATATTTCTGTACCAGGTTTTTTTAGACTGGCATTACCAAGATAACCCTCATCAGCCATTTTTATTTACTGGTGCTCTTCAGCATCCATCCATGTTTATTGTGTGCATCAATTCTACCAGCAATATAATCTACGAGGCCTTGTTTGTCGAACTGATTGGCCAACTTAAAGGCCACATTTAATGTATTTAAAAGTTTATCGTTATCTTCAGCAAGTCTACGAATCATATCTATGGCTGTTGGAATAGTTGTGTCGCATTCGATCTCACTTAATTCCATAAAACGTGTAAAGGAACCTGGAGAATAAGCACCTAATGTTCGGATTTGTTCCGCTATTTCATCAGTAGCATCAAAAACTTCTTCATAAAGTTTACCTAAAAATCGGTGGTATTGTGGAAAATTTGGACCTTCCACATTCCAATGATAGTAGTTTGCTTTGAGTTGAAAGGCGTAAGTTTCGGCTAAAACTTTACGCATAATTTCTATTAATGTTTCCATTATTTGTTTGCCTTAATCATATTAATTAATTCTGCGGTAGAACCAACAAATACTGCTTTGTCAATTTTAACATCAGAACTTTGTTTTGGTTCTAAATCTCTTTTCCGCTTTTGTATCTCTAATAAATCTTTATTCATTTCTGCCAAACTTTTAAGCATGTTTGCAGCAACTTCATATGCTCGTGGATGCTCAGATTCTTTTGCAACATGCAAGAGATTATCCATAGCGATATTACCTTTATCTATAAGGCCACGGATATTCTCTCTTGCAAACTCAGCATCATCATGAATAGGATTTTTAATTTCAACCACCTCAGTTGTCTGAGAATACTCAACAGGTTCAATGTCGAGAACTTCAGACAACTTTTCATCAATCTTTTTCATTCAATTAACCCCATTCACCACCAGTGAACAGAACAAACACCCAAATATCTTCGGTGCCATCTGTATAGTCAGCAATACAACGATATAATTTTTCGTCATCGATTGCACACCAACCAGCTCTATCTCCAGGAGATCCTTTTGATGTTGTTGGTGCAGTGTGCCAACCAATTGCTACGTTGGCAACTGAAAGGTAATCACCAACAGTTAAATTATGAATTACTGAAGCGTTAGAGGCAACAATTGTATTCGCAGTGATCACATTTGCAGTAATGGTATTTGCATCAGAAATATTACCTGGAACGGTGAGATCACCATCTGAGCCAAAGACCCACTGAGGACCAGATTCAGGTTCAGATCCGGCGTTTGTCTGTACAAGAAAAGAAACATTTGCTGTTATGGCCAGATCATAACCACCATATCCAACGTCGCCATAATAACCATTATTGTCAATTGTGAAGTATTGTCCTGTAATTTCACCAGAAGAAATTAAACTAGAAACATTTGCTTCTGCCGTACCATCAAATAAACTGTTAGCTACAGCTCTAGCTGTAGAATCAACAGAACTTGCAGCAGCACTATTAGCGGCCGCAAATGCAGCATTAGCATATGCTCCGGCGGAATTGGCAGCCTGGAAAGATGCAGTACCATCATTCGTAACAAACGATAATGTGCCAGCACCATCAGTTGCCAGAACTTGACCAGCAGAACCATCAGCAGCTGGCAATGTGAAAGCGATATTTGGAGAAATAGTATTGGCGGCAACCAATTCTATTTTACCAGAAGTATCTCCAAGAATTGTAATTTTAGACATTTAAAAATCCCCTTTTATTTTATAATCCATTCTGAACCTGGAGATACGGTTACAGTTACTCCAGGAGATAAAACTGGGTCTATTGTAATTGCATTATAGCCCACAGGTATAGTATAACTAGAATCTATGGTTGTACCACCAATAGGTTCTAATGTGAATTTTGCAGAAGTTGTGACTGCTGTAGAAATTGATCTCTCAATAACAGAATCAATTGCCGACAATTTAATTTTTTTTGTGACGGCCGTAGAAGAATTATTATCAACAACAACCAAAATAACTTTATCTAAATCATCAACAACATCAATTAATTCTAACTCAGCCAGTTCTGTAATTTTTTTATTTGCCATTAGTTTTCTCTTAGTGGTAATGAATTTTCAGTTGTGATTTTATAACCATCTTCTGTAATAATGTATGTGTATGCAAGTTCTTCGGCTCTCTGCTCTGAGAAACCAAACTCATCATCTGGTTCAGCCGTATCAGGATTTGGTGTTGTAACAAATTGAGTTACAAGATTATAAACAGTAGTGTTTGCTTCCAGGTATATATTGGTATTTGCTTGTCTGATAACTTTACCGGTACGAACAGCGGGCCAAATGTAACCTTTTGCTGTGAATTCTAAGTCCCATGTAATCAATCTTGTACTCATCATATCACCCTCATAGTCTGTTGTTGGTGTAACAGAGTTTAGAATGATTGGTAGATCATACTTTTGATCCATTGGTTGAATAAAGTCAACAGTCACAGTAAAATCTGGTGTAAAGAATGGTAAAATCTGTTCTAATATTTGTGTACCATCTTCTGTATTACGAGTATAGATTGACAATGAGAAATCAAAGTTATATGGCACCGGCACATACTGAGCATTTAAAGATGTATTTGTGTTTGCTGAAAAGTTTCTCATCGTTGAGATTTGTTTTCGGCCAGAATCGTAACTCATGCCGGTCATCTCAAAAGAAATTCTAGGTACAGTTGTGGCAATAGATTTTCTTAAATCTGGATCGGATGTCAAACGTGTCATGTATTTTTCTTTGGCACCATAAGACAATGGTACTTTGAAAATTTCTCTTGGTGATCCATTTGTGTTGTAACGAACAATCTGAATATCGTTAAAGAGCGTACCAAAAGCCACTACGACTTTTCGTATTGTTCGGTTATAAAAGTGTTGTTGTCCTAACATTAATCGCCACCAAATGGATTTGTTTCGGTCCAATCCAGAATTAGATCGCCTTCTGTTTCTACTCTATTGTTATCTGCAATGTCTTCAAATGCGGTATCAAAAGTAACTTTATCATCAGCAGTTGTCATTGTCCATGTCGCACCACTCGTATTACCTGTAATTGTACCTGCACCAAATGTTCCGTTTACATGAATGACATCAACATATCTACCTGCATTCCATGTGTGTACTGTTGCAGTAGCTGTTGCGGTTGCCAAACTAGTTCCTTGATAAACAATTTCTTCTGGTTCAAATGTGCCAGAACCACCTGTGATGCTCACTGTAAGTCTCGTCTTTGCATAGGCATCAAATGCTTGGCCATCAATTTCTGCAATGCCTGTCGAAATCAATTCTTGCGAGAAGACATACTGTTTTAGTTTTAATGCATAAACATAAACATTACCGCCACGGCCACGACCAAGAGAATAAAACATAGCTTGATCGTTCTCGTGTTCAACAAATGTAATCTCGAAAAAGTTTTTGAGTAATGGAATGTAAACTAAATCACCTTCTCTTGGTCGAGTTGGTGATGCATTTTCTGTTGGTGTAATATCACCTAATCTTGGTTGATTAAAGTTTGTGGCACCAACAGTATATTTAAATCTACGGCGAGAAACAAGCAATTGAACTTCATCACGAATCTCTAAACCAAACTTAGAAATGAAATCGCCTTCGCCATCCATACCTGTAACATTCTCAAGATACATTTCAATTGGATGTGCAGAACGATATTGTTTGAGTGTGTCTTCGCCGTACAAATAATCTTCTGTGCCGCCACTTGAACGTGGCAGATAATAAACATCCATGCCATAGATGCCCATGGCTTCAATCACCAAATCTTCAACTAGAAGTTGTTCATTGGTGATCTGTTCTTGTGGAAACGGTTGGAAATAAAAGTTGGTAGCCACAGTTAACCCATTATGAAGTCTGATGGAAGAACATTGTATGATTGCATTTCTTCTTCAATCTTATCAATTTCTCTCTGTGCTTCCTCCATAATTCTTGGACCATCTAATGTGACACCGCCAGGCATTTGTATGCCAGCAAATTTAGAAAGGTTGGTTCCCCATTGATATTTAATTAAAGCCGTTGCATATCTCTTTAAGAATCTATCATCCCAAACATCTGTCATGCCTGCTTTTGTGGCCACACCAGAAGTAATTTCTGATGCCGGTGTTGAGATTAACATGAGTTCTGTTGGTGAATTGATACGATTTACTTGATAGTCTGTACCGCTA